TTTTTCGCTGACCCAAAATATATCTACGCTGAGAACGTTCGAGGCCCTATGGCCGTCCTTCTCAACGCGGGTGAAGCGGTCGATCTTGACGATGCGTATTGGCAGGCCTGTTGGAAAGACCCGGCCATCCGCCCGTTCCTGCAAACAGCGCAGGCCCCGGCGGCTCCGATGCAAGACAAGGCGGCGCAAGCGCGACGGGCGGCTGTCAGTGTCACCGGGTCGCCGGGTCAATCCCGGATTCCCAAGTCCAACGGCTCAATTGAAGACGACATCCGGGCGGCTTTTGAAGAAGTCACCGGGGCGGCTTAGGAGAACTTAAATGACTTCCCCGAATCTTTCGGAAATCGCAACCACTACCCTGCGGAACCGCACGGGTAAGCTGGCCGACAACGTGACGCAAAACAACGCGATTCTGTCGCGTATGCAGCGTCGCGGCACCATCAAGCCGGTGTCGGGTGGCCGCACCATCATCCAGGAACTCGAATACGCTGAGAACGTCACTTATCAGCGCTATTCCGGCTACGAAGTCCTGAACATCTCGCCTAGCGACGTGTTCACCTCGGCTGAGTTTGACTGGAAGCAAATCGCTGTCAACGTGACCATGAGCGGTCTGGAGCAACTGCAAAACTCCGGCGTTGACGCTATCATCGACCTGCTGGCCTCGCGTATCAAGAACGCGGAAAAGACCATGCAGAACGGTGTGGCCGAAGACCTCTACTCGAACGGCACGGCTTCGGGCGGCAAGCAAATCGGCGGCCTTCAGCTTCTCGTGGCTGACGACCCCACCACCGGCACTGTCGGCGGCATCAACCGCGTGACGTGGAATTTCTGGCGTAACCAGAAGTTCAGCGCCACGACGGACGGTGGTTCGGCTGCTACGGCTGCCAACATCACGCGCTTCATGAACACGCTTTACCGTCGCTGCTCGCGCGGCACGGACAAGCCGGACCTGATCCTGTGTGATGACAACTACTTCGGCCTTTATGAGTCGTCGCTGCAAGACATCCAGCGTGTGACGAATGCCAACGAAGCCGATGCCGGTTACGTCAACCTGAAATACAAAGGCACCGACGTTGTGTTCGACGGCGGTTACGGCGGGGCTTGCCCGGCCAACCATATGTATTTCCTCAACACCGGCTACATCCACTGGCGGCCTCACAAGGACCGCAACATGGTTCCGCTGGAAGAAGTCCGTTCGATCAACCAGGACGCTATGGTCAAGCCTATCGTTTGGGCTGGCAACCTGACCCTGTCGAACGCTTTCCTCCAAGGCGTCCTGTTCCAAACCTGATCCCCCTAGAAAGGAGCCAATAACATGGCATCGACTGCTGCTACGGTCTTTTCGACCATTCCGACTGTGGGGATCGACCTCGACGACAAGGCCTCGACTCCCGCCTTTGCGCTTAACACGCGCATCAACGCTAACGACGGTCGCTCGCATCTCTATGTGCGGGCTTCGGAGGCTCTGTCCTCGACCCAGACCATCCTGATTGGCACCAGCGGCTCTGCGTCGTCGGATGCTGGTTCGGCAGGCTGGACCGTCAACACGACGGGCGGCGTTACCTCGGGCCAGTATTTCTGGGCCAAGCGCACCGCTCTCTAAGCCTTCCGCCTGCCCTAGCCTCCACTGGGGTTAGGTGTTAGCCTAAGCCGCCCTCGGTTCGTCCGGGGGCGGTTTTTGCTATGGAGGTAGCGATGGAATGGAAACCGATCAAAGACGCGCCAAAAGACCGCCGCTTGCTGCTTTGCGATGACAAGTGGGTTTCGTGCGGGCGCTGGATGGACGGCAAACACCAACAAGGATGGCGTCTTGATACTGGCGATGTCCGTGAGCCGCTGTGGTTTTGCGAGATTATCAAGCCATGATTAACGTTGTCAGCGTCCGCGTCGGGGACAAATACCCGATTGAATACGTCACGAAGTTGCATGACGGCATTGCCCGCCATCTGGACGAAGAACAGTGCCATTGGTGCCTGACTGACAAGCCGGACGAACTGCCGGAAGGCATCACGGCCATCGAGCATAGCGATGAACTGCCGGGCTGGTGGCAGAAAGTCTATCTGTTCTGCGAAGAAGCGATGCCGTGGGAACTAGGAGATGAGGTTCTGTATATGGACCTTGACGTATGTGTGACCGGCAGACTTGAGGGCTTGCCGCACGGTATTATTCAGGATTGGCATTGGCCGACCTATAACAGCAGCGTCATGCGCTGGCGTCACGGCGAACACGCGGACATCTGGACGTGGTTTGAGCCGGAGTTCATGGAGTATGAATCCGAAACCCTGCAAGGCTTGCTGCCTAAAGGCCAAGTGAACGGCGGGGATCAAGAGTGGATCACGCAAATCAGCAAGTGGGACACGTTCCCCGCTGATATGTTCGTGTCCTACCGTGACGCGGTGTCGTGGCCTCCTGAGACGGCCAAGGCGGTTATCTTCCACGGCCAGCCCAAACCGCATGAAGTGACGGACGGGTGGGTGCCTGGTGTCTGGCGCGTGGGCGGTTACACGGCCATGCCAGAACTAAAGGGCATGAACGTCTCGCATGACTTCGCCTATGCCAATGTTAGGGCCAACGTGCAGCGGGATTTGCCGTGGTTCTCCGGCTTCGGGGATCAGGACAAGGCTTGCGTCATCGTCGGAGGCGGTCCCTCGCTTTCGGACAGTGTGCAGGCCATCAAGGACCATCGCAGGCGCGGCGCTAAGATTATCAGCGTCAATAATGCGCTGCGGTATCTGACGGAACGGGCTGTCACGCCAGACGCTCACGTCATGCTGGATGCGCGGGAAGAAAACCTACATATGGTCGAGGATGCGCCAATGTCCGTGCGCTACTTCCTCGCCTCTCAGGTTCATCCGTGCGTATTTGATGCGCTTTCGAAGCATGATGTTGTGCTGTGGCATAACGCGATGGGTTCGGGTGAAGAACTCATGGACATTATCAAGCCGTGGTTTGACGAAGGCCCAGACCAGAAGCCGTGCGTTCTAGTGCCTGGTGGGGGAACGGTCGGCCTCCGCGCCATCAATCTGGCGTGGCTGTCGGGGTATAAGAAAATACACCTTTATGGTTTCGACAGTTCGTATGCCGAAGGCTCGCACCATGCCTATTCGCAGAGCCTGAACGACGGTGAAGCCACGATGGACGTTGTGCTAGGCGACAAGACATACACTTGCGCTCGGTGGATGATCCGTCAGGCGATGGAGTTTCAGCAGTCGTTTTTGTATTTGCGGGACCGTGGCGTTAAGGTGATTGCCCACGGTAAGGGCCTTATTCCTGACATGGGAAGGTTGCTCGCATGATGCTCGTTATTGGCCTTCTCGCCGTTTGGCTGCTGTGGCTGCTGGTTGTCGGCCTGTTCGTGAACTACCGCCGATGATCAGCCAATACGATGCCCGAAACGACAACGAACGGCGCAAGGCGTGGGCAACGCTTAAATGGTATCCGGAGCGGCTGACGGACGCTGACCGTGCGTTGCTGCTGCTGGATGAGCCGGATTTCTACCATCCGGTTGACGCTCAACGGCATTTGTATGATGAAAAGGGCTTCGCAAAGTGAAACAGATTGACGGCCTTTGGTGGCCTGATTTTGACGTGCGGTGCCGTGCTGCGGTGGTTAGTGAGTGCGCCGCTGCTATGCCCGCCGTCCTGCCGTTGGTGGCTGAGAAACGGGTTTGCGTCCAAGCTGGCGGCAACGTCGGTGTGTATCCTCTGGCGCTGTCGAAGGTGTTTGATCGGGTCATCACGTTTGAACCGGATCGGGACAACCTCGACTGCCTGATTGAGAACGTCAGGGATGAGGCAATCGAAGTGCGATGGGGTGCGTTAGGCGCAGAGCCAGGGACGTGCGGCATCCTTCGCATCGACATTGACAACTGTGGTTCGCACAAGACGCTGCCGGGTGACGCTATCCCCGTTCGGACCATTGACAGCCTCGCCCTCGACCAGTGCGATTTGATCTGGCTGGACATCGAAGGCGCGGAGGCAGACGCCATCAAAGGCGCACTAGCGACAATTGAGAAGTTTTCGCCTATCATAGTCCTTGAAGAAAAGGGACTAGGCCCGAAAGCCGATCTGCCCGGTTATTCTCGCGTGATGCGGATTGGCAACGACACTGTGTATCGGAGGACATAGATGGAATATGTAGCGCCTGACGGACGGGACCGGATCATTCCGCGTTTCCATATCAAGCCTGTTCGCAACAACTTCCTGTCGGAGAAGGAAGGCCGCGAAGTCTGGAATGACGTTGAGTATGTGGAACTGATCGTGCCGGGCGATAACAAGAACATCGTTGACGTGGCCGTGAAGGACGAACACCGCGACCGCTGGCCGACCAAATACGCCGCGTTCAAGGCCAACATGGAAGCCCCTGAGAGCGGAACACCGCTGGAAGAATGGGCAGGCGTGGGCCGTAGTCAGGTCATCGAACTGAACAGCGTCCATATCCGCACGGTCGAGGCTCTTGCGAACCTGTCTGACAGCCAGCTTGCCAAGTGCGTCCCGATGGGTGGCCAAGCCCTCCGCGCCAAGGCTCAACGGTTTATTGAACAGACTGAGGCCGAAAAGCCGCTTGCGGAGATGACGCAGCGGATTCGGGAACTTGAAGAAAAGCTAACGGCGGCACTGGAAGCCAAAGCAGAGAAGGAAGCGGCATGAGCGGTCTGGAACGTGACGTGATGTATAAGCCTGGTGCGACGTTCTTTAAGGACGGCAAGTTCCTGATGTTCCGCTATCAGGCGGATTCGTCGTCGGTGATTGGCCCGCGTGTGGCGACTGAAGCCGACAAGAAGGCACATGGCGCGGAATATGATATGTATCTCAAGGAGGCGTTTAATCACGCCCCTGTGGAGGCGTTCGATCACGACGGGGTGGATGGTCCCGGCGGTTCAATCCGACCCGTCAGCGACGAGCATACGCACGTTCCGGCGGATTATGAATCCATCCCCGTCGCCAAAAAGCGCGGGCGTCCTGCGAAGGCCTAACCAATGGCGATGAACCTTCTTCAGATTGTCCAGCGGGCGTGTCGTCTGCTGTCCATTCCGGTGCCTACGGAAGTCGTGAATTCGACTGACGCTCAGGTTCAGCAGCTTTACGCTTTGGCCAATGAAGAAGGCGACGAACTGTCGGGCACCTACGACTGGCAAGTGATGCGTCGGCAGCACTTGTTCAATACGGTGGCCAGCGCGGTTCAATCAAGCGCAATCCCGTCTGATCTGGACCACTTCATTGCCAACTCGTTCTTCAACAGAACAACCATGCGCTACATTTACGGGCCGATCACTCCGCAAGAGTGGCAGGCTATCCAAGCGCAGCCCCAACTCAATCGCGTGTTTTTAGCGTTCATTGAGCGGGACGGACAGTTTCTTGTGACCCCGACGCCGGGTGCGGGGCAAGAGATTGCCTATGAATACATCACGACGAACTGGGCTAAGTCGGCTGCCGGTTCGGCGCAATCGTCATTCCTCGCTGACACCGACCTGACGTATCTGGATGACAAGCTGTTCCCGCTTGGCCTCCGCTGGCGCTTCCTCAAGTCCAAGGGTCTGGATTACGCGGAGGACTTCCGCACCTATCAGGGTGAGCGCAATCAACGCATGGCCCGTGACGGCGGCAATACGATTATCGACAGCACGGGCGGCAACTACTACGGCTGGTCAACGAACATCCAGGAAGGTGGATTCCCCGGATGATCCTGTTTCTGTCCATTTCCGACACAAAGAACCAAGAGACGCAGCGCAAGAAGATTAACGCGCTGCTGTCGGCCTATGCGCCGGGCTATGGTTCGACGTTGCCGGACGTTGCGGACAGTCCCGATGGCCGGTTGTTTTATATCGGCGCACAAGGCTATCAAAACCGTTCAGGGGCGTGGGTCGCGTTATGAGGCAAGCAGCGCAGCGATACGGTCGCCAGCCCTTACGGTCGGTGTCTCAACAGCGGGTGTCGATTGGCCGCGCGGTTCCGGCTCCGGTTGGTGGATGGGATGCTCAATCCCCGCTAGCTGATATGCCGCCGGAAAACGCGGTCATTCTGGACAACTTCATCCCCCGCGCCGGATATGTCGAACTGCGGAAAGGGTTCGTGCCGTGGCAAGAGGGTGTGCCGCTTCCGACTGAATCGCTGCTGGTTTGGCGCGGCGGAAACGCAACGGTTGCCGATGACATTTTTGCGGCTGCGGGCGGCTCAATCTATGACGTAACCATTCAGAATGATGCGCCTGTCGAGGTGTTCTCTGGCGCTGGCAATGCGCGTTGGCAATGGATTAACTTTGCCAATGACGCGGGGACGTTCTTGATTGCCGCAAACGGTTCTGTTGAGCCGGTCTATTACGACGGCACGTCGTTTGCCTCTACGGCCATCACCGGCTCGGCTGGTGTAATTACCCTTGACCCGCGCACGTTGGTTGACGTGATGGACCACAAGGGGCGCTTGTTCTTCGTGCAAGAGAACAGCCTGCGGTGCTGGTTCCTTGAGCCGTTTGCCATCCAAGGCGACGCAAACTTGCTTGACCTTGGCCCGATTTTTGACAAGGGCGGGTCGATCCTATGCCAGGCCACTTGGACGCTGGACGGCGGTTCCGGTGCCGATGATCTGGCAGTGTGGGTGACTACGCAGGGCCAGGTCGCCGTGTATCAGGGTCTTGACCCCTCGGACGCTAACAACTGGGCGCTTGTCGGTGTCTATGACATCGGCCTGCCGTTGTCGCGCCGGTCGCTGATTAAGTATGGATCCGATCTGGTTGTGTTGACGACGGACGGCGTGGTGCCGCTCTCGCAGGCCCTTAAACTGGACCGCGCACAAGAGAACCTTGTTGCTCTGACGCAGAAAATCCAGAACGCATTTCAGCAGGCGACGACGCGGTATCGCGGCAATTTTGGGTGGGAGGGAACGCTTTACCCGAAAGGGACGCTAGCAATCTTCAACGTCCCGACTGCCGATCTAACCCGTTCGGAGCAATATGTGCAGAACGTGCAGACCGGCGCGTG